GGCTTCGGAGCGCGGCTCGGCCAATTGACATGGAGTCTGACCTGGAGGAAAACCCCTCAGGCGTTCAGGCTAGCACTCCTGAACCTTACTGCTCATGTGGGTCCTTTCAGCGTCAGCTTCTTAATGTTTCGTTATTCGAACAAGAGATCACAGGATTCAAACCCTGGTGCATCCACCTGACTTGGTTCCACAAATACCGTGAGCTGTTGTGCAAGCGCACAGAAGTACGGAATGCTTTGCCCAGTGGCACACCAGATAAGTGTGTGGCCTGGTGGTATGCACCTCCCGCTGATCACATCAGTGAGGGTAAGTTTGTACTGCTGCATACCAAGTCAGGTGCTCAGGCTCCATTGACTCACTGGCGTACCTACAAACCAAAGGAGGTATTTAATCAAGGGCATGCCTGGGATTTGTTCTTCAATATGATGGAAGCGGGCTACGTTCCCTTCCCTGGTACTGCACTACCGCAACTCCAATCTGCAATCAAAAAGAAATGACATTCCTTACTTGGGTCGAAAAACTTGAAGTAGAAGTCATTGATGAAGAAGATGGTGGTTGCACTATCGTTATTCATTGGGACAATGAGGATCCAGAGCTTGAGTATTGGACTAACCTTGGAGATGAAGGGCAAAAATCCTTTATCATTGAAGCACTGAACAATGCGCTCGCTTGCTATGACAGTTGATACTTACGGTCTTTCAACGGATCGTTATCTTGAAATCTTTGAAGAGCATGCACGAATTACGTTGCGCACCATGCGTGCAATGATTCGTGTAGCCCTCGAAGAACAGGTTGACCTAAACGGTTGGCCTCATGATGTGGTCTGGAAGATGTACGAAAGCATTACCTACGATGCCAACGATGCAGCACGGGTGATTCAAAAGAAAGAAAGCCCAGATGAAATCTTGGCTCGGTCTTATGACTACGATCTTGCTCCTACTCGTCAAGATCTTTTAGAAGAGATTAGGGCAGTACAAGAACTCTTTAAAACTAAAGAGTGATCTATCGTCCTGGTCATGACGTAAAACTGACCACCACCTATATATTCAACTCATGTTTGAAGCAATTGCATCGGCTGTACTTCCTGTACTGAAGGACATTCTCTGGACAGCAGCCGCAGCGCTGCTGGCCTATGCACTCAACAAACTTCAATTCAAACTTCAAAACATCTGAGCCATGTCTCAAATCACTCAGGTTAAACTCAAGGATCTCAACATCCTTAAACTCTACGAGCACTATGGTGCCCTGGAACGCAGTCTTCCTCTCCTCACTCCTGAGTCCCAGGAACTGGCGCAAGCTGAGTTGGAGGCCTGTGCCTCTCTCCGTTCGGAAAAGGTCGACCGTATCTATTACGCTATGGCGGCCCATGAGGATGCTCTTGAGCGCATCAAAAAAGAAACGGATCTCATCGCCCAAGCCAAACGTCATCATGAGTCTCAGCTCCAAGGGCTGAAGAACTTACTAAGCTGGTTGCGTCGTGCCCTGCCTCTTGATTCGACCAAGATTCAAGGCAAGAACTACGAGTTTGTTCTTTCTAAAAAGAAAGAGCTGACCGTTGAGATCACGTCTGACCCTGCCTCTTGGCATACAGATGAGCGTCTAACTTATTGCATTGAGCAAGAAACAACCACAACCAAAACAATTGTGGTACGTTCAATGACAGGTGAAGTTCTTTCAGAACGAACCGAACCCAAAACAAAACTCGAAACCCTGCCGAACCTTGACGCAATCCGCGACGCTTACCAAAATGGCCAACACCTCCCGCAAGGAGTCAAAGTCGAACAACAATATGCAGTACGAAAAAACCGTCTCTACACTGCCCGAGGGATGGAAGCACAAACACCCGAACATCTCACACAGTTTCTACACGAACCTAGTACCGCCGACTGACATTGAGGATGCACACATCCTTATGTGTTGTCATCAACAATCAGTTGATGACTTCCAAATGCAGATCGACATGATTGACATTGAGATCAGCATGCTGTGTCAAGATGATGGCGACATCCTTCCTTATCAAACCACAAGGGTTGATGAGCTAGAAGAACGGAAACTTAAACTGCTATCCGGCAAACGTTTCCATCAGAACGCACGTCATGCCTACTGGTACATCACTGCTAAAGGAGATAAAAACAACTGAAGTAAAATAACCTAACAACATCGGTTAGGGGTTCCATGGCAAATGAAGAACAGCTTAGTAGGTTACTGGCTAGCTTCACTGTCGATGGGACCCCTTTAACTGCGCTCATTGGTAACAAGCTGGAATGGTCGGTCACGATCCTGACTGCAAGCATGCTGGCCAATGAACACCTGGCTGCTTCTATGGATGCAGAAGAGATGGTCGATGCAGCAATCAACTACGCCAACTTGATTCAAGAACGTCTTGGTTACTACCAAAACGCAAAGGTCCATTCTTTAGAAAAACTTTTAGGCGCTTGATCAAATTTCGCTGCTAAAGTAATTTGGTCTTTAGTTCTTTAAATGGAACCCGTTGTTGTGCCTGTATTGACCGTGTCGTTTGCGGTTGACCTTGAAGTTGAATACGACAGCTTTGGCGGTCGCACCCCGCAAGATATTGCAATTGCGTTACAAGATGAAATAGATAACCTTTTGTTTGAGGCCAGCCCTAGTATCAAAGGTGTCTTTACTTCCATCACCGCAGTTGCTTCCAATGACTGACGACCTCCTCAAGCGGCTTAATACGACAGGCGCCTTTGATACCCCCTGGCTGCAAGAGCAGTACCGCAACTGGGATGTAGTAGCCGAGCAACGCAAGGCAGACTTCACTGACCATATGTACGCATGCTCTGGACGCATGGCCCCAGGGCATCCCCTGCAAGGGACCTACACCGGTCTATGGCAGGACTTCTGCATGACCGAAGCTGGTCCGTACTGTCGCGATGAATACTATCGCCGCCTTGAGTTTATTAAAGAACTTGAAACAATTAAAGCCGAGGATCAAGAAGTACTTGTTTCTTAAGATTCAAAGCTCGCTCACAACTTAGAATAGGAGGATGCCTTGCAAGCATCCTTTTTCATGTCTAATTCTTCTGTTGTTAGCGCTTTAAGACAATTGGATATCAACTACATCCTTTATGTAACACAAGCAAATGATCCAAATTGTAAACAAAAGAAACCAGAGGCTTGGCTAGAAGGGTATCATCAAGCAGTAAACGACCTCTCTTCTTACCTTGGAAAAGACCAACAACCTGAATGATGTTTACAGTGAAGCACTAAAAGAGTTTGCAAAGAAAACAAACGCGTCAACTCAAGCGACCGCTAAAGATAAGCGAGAGGCCAGCTCTGAGATGAGCGCATATATTAAAAATAATTTCAAACCAGAAGCAGACGTACTAATTCCTTCTGATCAAGCCTGGTCTTCTTTTATGACAGACTCCAAGCAGAAAGCAAAAGAACGCTTGCGTGAATGCCTGGCCGACACCCTTACTGAATTTTTAGACTGCAGTGTACTAACAGCTGATGAATTCTTCCAAATTCTATTGGAAGCCGCCTATGACAATTGGCAGTACTTCCAAAAGAACTCTGATCAGAACAAAAAATTAGTGGAGATGTTGCAAAAAGTCAACCAAGATTAGTTAGCTGCCAGGCCAAAGGTTACCACTGCGGCTGTACCACCAGCTTCTGAAACAAACACGGGCTGCACATACTTCACTGGAGTATTTGTAAGCCCGTAATAATAAGTACCGTTGCCGGTAATTGTTTGACCACTAATTAATGTGGCGTAGTTTGTACCGTCAATTGAACCATCAAGGCGTACAACTACGTTCGTATTGATGTTAGAAACAGTCACATACAATCCAATATCTTTCGGTGCATGTCGATTTGGAAAATCAATAGCAAATGCTGGACCTGTACCGGTGGCCGTCAGGCCGCTGGTAAACACGTATATGTTCTTTTGGAGGTACGCCACTTGGTCTATTTATTTTTACTTATTTTAACAGGATTAGAATAAGGTATACGAAATTAAAACCATGCCTGTATACCGCGACCCTACAGATACCAACCTGTATCATGTCAATAAAGTTCAAACGTGCAGTGGCAGGCCTTTAGAAGTAACAACTGTAAGCAATAGCCCGGTAGCTATTACTCCTGCGGGCACCACCGCTGCAGATGCATTTGGTCGGCTACGTGTTTCGCAACCATATACTCTTTTTGATAGTCAACATCGTTACCAAGAAAACGACAAGTGGACAACACTTACTGGTGGCAGCGCTACTACAGTTTACAAACCTAACGAAAGCGCAATTGATTTGAATGTTACTACCGCATCTGGTGATTACATTTACAGAGAAACACGAAAGGTTTTTCCTTATCAACCAGGGAAATCCCTTTTAGCCCTTAGTTCATTTACTTTTGCGTCTGGTGTCACGAACCGCCGTCAACGCGTAGGTTATTTCGGCACGCAAAACGGTATCTTTTTTGAGCAAAGTGGGGATACAAACTATTTTGTTTTGCGCAGTTACGTAAGCGGAGCTGTTAACGAAACACGTGTTGCGCAAAGTAATTGGAACAGTGATCGGTTTGACGGAACAGGTTCCAGTGAAAGAACTCTAAACCCAACTAAAGCAAATATCCTTTGGATGGATATTGAATGGCTTGGTGTTGGTGATGTAAGAGCCGGTTTTGTTGTTGACGGCACCATGGTTGTTGGTCATGTTTTTCATAATGAAAACATTAACGACACCACTTATATGACAACAGCTGCCTTGCCACTACGGCAAGAAATTGAAAACGTTGGTGTCACTTCTACCAGTGGTACCTCAAAGCAGGTTTGTAATTCGGTCATGTCCGAAGGCGGGTATGAAGGATTTACGCGTCGTTATAACATTGCAACTAGCACAACACCTAAAACCTTAACTTCTTCTGGTATTACGTATCCAATTGTTTCTATCCGTATGGCATCGGGCCGTACGGATAGTGTTATTGTTCCTTCTTTCTTGAGTGTTGCGCTAGAGCAAACGCAGAATAACAAACCAGATATTGTTCAATATCGTATTCTTTTAAACCCAACTTTAAGCGGAGCTAACTGGCAAAACCATTACAACGGTAATGTTCAGTACGATACAACTGCTACGGGTGTTAGTGGTGGCACTGATGTGATTGGTGGTTACATTGTTTCAGATGGTACTCTTTCGTTAAGTGATGTACGTGACTTTAACTTCCAGCTTGGTCGCACTCAGGCAGGTGTAAGCGATATCTTCACCTTGGTGGCTGCTCCTACTATTAGTGGCGCAAAAATGTACAGCGATCTGTCTTGGTTTGAAATTGTGTAATTAGTTCCCGTTACAATGGAACTACAGCTAAAAAATTATGTATACTCCTGCTCCTCAACAGTATCAACCTGCTGAAGTCCCACAGGTTCAACCTGTTCCTCAGCCCCAGGACAAGCCTAAGGTCCCGCCTAAATCCAAGGCGGGCGGCGACGTGGGTGCCTTCATTCAACAGTGCATCTCCCTTTGCTCTTACCTCAAGGAGCTAGAGACCCAGAGCC